TGGTTTGAAAGAAACGTGTTAGAATTACCTAGCCGGCCTATACCTGATTATCAAATCAAGCCTCCTTCGGTTACCCAGCTTTTTAATACATTATATATTTTGCTTGGTAAACGAAAATGAAGATGGTGGAGCTAAATAATTGACCTTTGCAGCAATTTAGATTATGCCTTTTGGAACGATTACTGTTAATACAGTTAACTACGAGCCACGCACCCCTGGTATCTATGTGAAATCAGGAGTTACTTTTGATCAGCCTACTGATGAATTCCGCATTCGCGGTGCATCTGGCTCTAAATCAAACGTGGTCTCTTCTACCGTAACCAGAGTACTTCAGAAAGATATAACTGTTGGCGCTACTACTGAACGTAGAAACGTCACCGTATCTCTTAACGTTGTACTTCCCTCTCTTGGCGGTTTTACCGCTGCCGAGATTGATGGTATGGCTAGTGATATTTCGGAGTTTTTAACAACTACTACAATATCTCGTTTGTTACAAGGCGAATCTTAGTGCACTACCCCTGCTTTATAACCCCTCCTAACTTAAGGAGGCGTCCAGCAGTGGAATTAGATACACTACGCATATTACAAGGTTTATGTGAAGACATGGACCTAGATCCGTACACAGCTTCAATGTTGCGTCATCGCTTAAAAAACGAAGGCACAGCATTTTTGACTGTCACCCTTCCGAAGCTCTCTAAGGCTGTTCTACGTAGTCTTGAATTAGGCTACTTTGAACGCCCCACTTGCTTCGCGTGGAAAGGCCGCTCTCTCCGACATTTTCGAAGTTTGCTGAATGGTATCTTTGATCAAAAGGACGGGACAGTGCTAGCCAAAGTTGATGAGTTTTCACTCTATCGACTCCGTCAACTGTGTGAGTATGCCTATAAATTGGCCTTACCTTTCACAGATGAACAGCTAGATCTTCATACTCAGAAATACAAAAATACTGAGGATGAACTTGCCGCTTTACCCCTAGATAATGACTTCATAGACAAGATGCGTAAGAATTTTCATACGCATTACAAGCCTATTTCCGACGCAGTTCCCAAGGATGTTTTCGAACATTCTCGTCCCCGATTTACATCAGGTTCTTTTAGTGGCTCAACTGAGCTACCTAAGACCTTTAGGCATTTTGCTGTTTATAAGCAACTTCCCTCTAGTGTAATCGGACTCTGCAATGTCGGGTTCGCCCCTTACTCTGGATATTTTAAATCATATCCTTCGAGTAGCGAACAGGTCTTGCCTAAGGATGAAACTGGTTGTTCCGAGGTACTTTTTGTACCTAAGGACAGTCGAGGTCCTAGAGTTATCTCTAAAGAGCCTCTCTTGTCTCTAAAAGGACAAATGGCTTACTTCGATTGGCTTTCCTCTTCATTAGAGAAAGTAACAAACAGAAGGGTAAACTTCCGCGATCAGCAGATTAATCGTAATCTTGCTGCTACCGCTTCAAAAGACCTATCTATGGCCACACTTGACCTAAAAGACGCATCTGACAGGCTTACCTATAAACTCTGCTTGAAGCTTTTTGTGCATGCACCTGCTTGTCGATATTTTATCCACAAGCGCGTCAATCACACTAAACTTCCTAATGGAGAGGTTATTTACCTCAACAAGTTAGCAGGTATGGGTTCTGGCCTTACATTTGCAACTATGGCCCTGTGCATACACCTCGCCGTTGTCACCGAAATACAGCTTCAACATAGTTGGCTTGACTTCAGAGATATCTCTAAGCAAGTTTACGTCTATGGTGACGATCTTATCGTCCCCGTATGCTACTATGACTGTGCTCGCAACTCTCTAAGAAAGATCGGACTACTCGTCAATGACGAGAAATCCTACGTCTTTTCTAAATTCAGAGAGTCGTGTGGAGGTGACTTTTATAACGGTGTAGATGTTGGCATAACGCGACTTAAGTTGACTTTCGAACGATTCAAATCTATTGGCAGGCACTTGTGTTTCAGTAATCTGAAAAGCGCCTGTTTGAAGCTTGAAAGACATTGCCGTGAATTGATTTCAAACGGTATGATCTCTCTAGCTGAGTATTATTATACTCAGATTGAATCAGTCTTAGGTAAACTTCCTCTCGTTAGAGGGGAGACCGCGTTCCTAGGCCGGTACAGTTGGACGGGTACTTATCCGGAAGACTCTACTGGGAATTTCTTGCCTGTAAAGGCTTGGATTCCATTACCTTCGGTAGTCGAAGACCAACGGCTTTGTCCTTATAAGGCGCTTGGTAGTCGTTTAAGAGAGGTCTCTTATGACTATCTAAGCTACCTTGACAAGGTTGCGGGTGGATCTGCGACAGAGGTTGCCCTACCTCGCGAGATTCGTCTCGTGAAAAGGGAAGTGAGTGCCCTAGCTTTGCTAGGTTAGCCAGAATCTTTTTGGCCTTTGGGAGGCTCACGCCGGTGTTTTTAACGTGCT